ATAGCGATACAACATCCCAGCACCCAGCTTGTAACCTTGAATGTCATTAGATAGCCGAACAGTAAAAGGCACATTGTTATAAATTACTGTATCAGAGCTTGGAACTGCGGCAATCAGTGGCGGAGTAAATGCCATTGCGCCATTGCCAGCGCGATCAGCCGTAAGCATATAAACCTTGGAGTGGCCTGAAAACTTAATCACATCACCCGCTTTAAAAGTCCCTGTAAGCCCCGCTATTGTAACTGATACTAATCCAGCCGCAGCCGCAGAACACGTTACTGTGCCGCTTACTGTGCCGCTAGCAGAACTAATCTCGCTAGGCGTTACAGTAAACACTCCATGCCGCCCTTGTTGCGATACAGTGTAAGCAAATACAGGGTTAAACTCTGTCCTAGTCATGGGCGCGTAGGAGGCAGTAAACGTCCACTTTTGACCGCCTATTTTTCGGCTTTGCATCCTTCCGCTCACTGTTTCAGAGAATAGCGTTGGGCTTTCAGACTGTAGATTTATGGCGCTAAACGCTGGGGATGTTGGATAGCTCATGCGAGGGCTGGCCTCCCTCTTTCATTAAGCGATTGATTGATTAAATTCATCAATGTTCCGCGCCTCTTGGTTAACAACTCATCAAATCCTGCTGTATCGTTTGCACTAATGTTGATAGTAAAGTTGCCCCCGCCAAGCTGGTCATTAGGAACCACATTTGCTGCTTGGTTAGGTACTATTAACTCTGGGCCACGCTCACCAACAATGTAAGGTGAACCCGCCGACATAGGGCCACCATTAGCGCGAAATTGAGTTGATTTAATAGCAGCGACTTGGGCCATGCCATTAGCTAAAGCGACTGCGGCAAAACCTAAGTTAAGAGGAAAGGGGTTATTCATTGCCTTAGCTACACCATTGTAGGTGTTAACTAGAGCATCCTTAACGGCAAATGCTTTGTTAATGGCAAAGGCGGCTTTGTAGTGGCTGCTCAATGAAGCTAGCGCCCCCCTGCTTTCTTCTTTGAGATCGTCTGCATCTTTTCTACGGAAGTTTTCTAACCTGCGTGATGACATTCTTTGCTGCTCAAAAGCCACCCCATACGCCGCGCTTCTATCTGCTTTTTCTCGACCTAAATAATCTTGGCGCAATTCACCCATTTTTCTTTGATGTGCAAATGCCAGATCATATTCCAGATGAAAAGCATTAGTCATTTCTGAACTTTTACTTGCTCCAACAACCTCATCAGAAGCTATATCAACCTCTTTCATTTTCATTAAGAGCTCGTTAATTTCTCTAACTGCTCCGTTAGTATTAAAGTTTTTAAAAGGCTCAATACTTTCTAAATAATTACCTGACTCTATAAGCCTTGTTTGAACCAACTCTTGCGCGTCTAGTGATTCAAGGCGTTTTTTTAATGCCCTGTTAGATTTCCCGTTAACAAGTAAGTTTTCTCTTTGATTGGCTATATCTAATAATTTTAACTCAATAGAATTTAGCGTTTTTAAACCGCCCAAACTGGCTGGTAAAAATTCTAAAACTTTTTGAATTGATCTTCCCGCGCCATTAGCGATTCTGCCTATACTATTTAGCATAGAAGTTGATGCAGTAACGATTGCACTAGCTGCCTCAAGAATAGTTATGGCTATATTTTTTGAAAAAGCTGTAATGCCGCCCTGTTTGTTTATTTTCATCTCAACAAAAGAGCGTACTGCTTCTGATGCAGACTCAATAATTGGCGCGATTGAAGCAACCACTCGGTGAAAAACATTGCCTAAATAATCAGAAAGCCGAGCGATTGAATCGTTTGCATTTTCAACGCCCTCAATAAGCTCCAAGCTCATCACCAAGCCAAGCTCGTCAGCCTCCTTTTTCATGGCCTCCATTGCATCTTTGCCGTCTTTAAGCATGTTGATAACTTTAGCGCCACGCGCACCAAACAGGTCGTACACAAAGCTTGCTCTGTCTGTTTCGTTAGTCATTGTTTCAAGAGCAGTGGCGGCTTGGCCTAGAACATCAGTTACACTCCGAGTTGATCCATCAATATTTTTCGAGGATATGCCATAACGATCAAAAGCTTCTTTAGCAATGCCTGTTCCGCTAGCAACATCTGAGATATTGATTGCTAATTTTTGCATGGCTTTATCTAGCGACTTTGCCTCTAGGCCACCAATGCTTGCCGCATGCCTTAGCCTTTGCAATTCAGTAACAGAAATACCAATAGATCGACTAACCTTAGCCATGCTATCAGTAGCATCCATTGATTTTTTAACTAGATAGCCAAGGCCCACCGCGCCAGCCGCTAGACCGATAGCGCTTTTCATTGAGAAAGCAGCGCGAGAAATTGATTTGAGGCCAGCCGTTACAGCCATAAACGCTTTCTTGGTTTTATTTACAGCCTTTATCTGTATTTTAACGTCTTTATTTGCCATTTTTTAATTCCAAGTAAGCTGCCCAAAGCAAAATTTCATCTGTTGATAAGACCATAACCTCCTCCAATGTTTTATGGAGATGCTCTGCAAGAATTATTGCAAAGCGTAGGTCATGATCTTTTTTTAGTTTTTTGTTGCTTCATCAAAATCAGGCTCATCCCCCCCCATTTCTGAAACAACTCGACTAATAACTTCGGGATCAACTGAACGCATTAGCTCAGTCATATTGGCCCGCTTAAAAATCATCTTTCCATCTTCATCTAGCGCTCGTAAAATAAACGTCATTGCCACAGCTTCGGCCTGTTTATTTTCAGCGTGCAATTTTAAAACCTCGCCTTGATCTTTAAAATTCATGGCGGGTTTGTAGTAAATAATCGACGGTTTTCCATCAACTACCCACTCTGGTATTTCTGAACTTTGAAGTTTTCCGCTCATCCGATCACGGAATTGAACTTTTGCTGCTTCTAACATTAAACTCATAATAAATTCCCCGTTAATTAATCCCCGTTAAAAATTCACTGGCAGAGCCACGGGGAGGGACTTTTTCGGCTTTAACCTAGCCAGTGAAAACTTTAAACAGTGCCCCAAGTTAAAGCGCCTGTTCCTGTAAAGCTAAAGCTAGTCTCAATCATTCCCTCAATAGCTCCGCTTACGCCAATCTCTGTGACAATGGCAGAGCCAGTGGCATAGGTTGCAGAACTTGCGCTGCCCTCTGGGTAAAGATTTAACACGACAACAGCACCAATAGTGATTGCTGCTTGCCCTGCATCAGCCTCATCCCAAAACATCTCACATGAACCTGAGAAAGTAGCTTGCCCTGCTTTATACGTTTTTGAAGTATCACCTAAAGTGGTATCTTCAATTGTTCCTACACTCTGCGATAAAGAGTAAGACCTTAATTCGCCGATAGTGTCACTACCGATCTTCACAAGGCCCGCTGTTGCTGCATGGTTAGCCATTGACGGCCTCCTTTTTCGTTACGTTTTTGGTTTTAGATGAGGCTGGGGCTTTATCACTCCAACCGCGATTTTTCATGGTCTGAATCTGCGAGGCGTGAACATCCACGCTAGCTTTATCCTTGTACATCAGCATTATAAAATTCCTCTAGTTAGCCAGTGTTGATGGGGCGGCTGGATTTACTCTGTAAACACCATTAAACGTCAAGGTTGCTACCGCTATAGGTTTGTCCGATTCGTTGCTGTATTCAATGTCAGTGTCCTCTAGCATCACCTCAACTAGCTTTCCATTTAGCGTTTTATCAGCATAAATGGCGGTCTCTACTTCGGCGCAAATGGTGTCTATTAAATCTTCCACTCCATCTTTAGTTTTAGCTCTTGCCTCAACTCTTAAAGTTAGGTCATGCCATGCTCTAGTGGTGCTGCTCAAGTCCTCGTTTACAATGTCTTTGTCTGCGTAAATTGTGAGGCATGGCAACGAATCATGGTCAACATAAATTCGGGTATCAAAAACTCTACTGCCCGTTGTCGTTAATCCTGTCAAAGTAGTTACTAGCTGCTCTCTAACTTGTTGTCTTGCATGAGCCACTAGGATTGATCCTCTAAAACTAGCTCGACCATTCCAGTACCATCGACTTGAATACCGATCACATGGTAAGTAGTAGAGCCAATAGCCACGGAAGCACCATGACCCACTCCTTGAACATCTCCGTTAGCACACGCAAAAGTAGGGTGAACGCCCTCAATGCCAGCGACCTCTATAAAAGCTTCATCTAAAATTCCACTGACCACTGAACCAGCGATTGTTGCATTAATAGCAAAATCATCCGTATCAAAAAACTCAGTAAAATCTTCAGCAAATGCCATTTTTATTTACTCTTTTTCTTAGACGCTTTTGGGGCTTCACTATAAGCTTCCGCTCTACCCATCTGAATTAGCACCCGTCCATCACTATCGCTCACCTCGGCAATAGCTCCCTTTAATAAATCTACACCGCTAGCAGCGGTTGAACTTAAAATTTTAATCTGCATAAAAACCTCGTCTAAGTGGGCGGGTTTGACCCCGCCCTATTTAAAGGATTAAGTGGTTATGAACCGCCAGAGCCTTTAGCAAATGACTGAGCGTGACGAACAGCAATATCAACGTCCTGCATACAAACTACGCGAACAGTGCCAGAAGCAGAGCCAGTAGAAGTATCCACGTTAATATCAAGACCGCCCCACATGCCGATGATTAAATCAGCGAAGTTACCAAACACAACTGTATTGGCGGTCATTTGGTTAGTAACTGCCATGTTGTAGCCGTTCACTTGACCATTTGCCATGACAAACTGACCAGAGCCAGAATCTTTTGCTTTCTGTTTCATTGCGCCAGCCATTGCCGCCGTTGAAACATAACCAAGAGAACCGAACAAAGCGTTGTCGATAGAAACTTGCGATTCAACATCAACCATCTCGCCGAAGGTTGGATTACCAGCCGCAGCAAATGTCTTTGCGCCGATGCCAGTAGTTGCCAAAATTCCTGTAGGCTGATTGCTTGATCCAGTGCCAGCAATGGCAGATAAATCAATTGCCATAGCTAGGCGCATTGCTAGGTCGTTACGCACAAAACCTTCAATATCAATAGAGC